ATGGCGAATCAGTTTAATGGCTTGTTTACCTGTCTCAATGTTGTCGTATTGTGCCGCGCCGATGTGGTCAACAATCTGCTGTATAAACTCCTTGATGGAGGTTTGGCGGTTGTAGCGAATACACAAGCCAAATCCCTCGGCATAAAGCGTATCGGCGGCCTTTTTGTAGCTATCTAAATCCAAATCGGTGAGATCTTTTTTACCACCCCAACTCTTATTCGTGGCGCACTCAACCAAGATATGCGCCGGGTTCATGGCGTGAATCTCCCGTACATTTTCCTCTTGCTCCGGTGTTAAGCCGGAAATTTTGAGATTATCGTTACGTAGCAGGATTTTAGCTTTTTCCGGATACCACACTGCACCATCATGCCAGCCTTTATTCGCTCTGCGAACGCGGTAACTGTGCTTTTTGGGATACGCGTTATAGCAACTAATTAATCCACTAAACACTGTTGTAACAATGCCGCGAAAACCCGGGATTTGGTCTTTCGGATCGAGCTCACCAGCAATAATTTCACCGTTTGAAAAAAACTTATCTTGCTCAGTCTGAATCCCTCTTTTGCGGCGTTTGCGAACAAGCCACTCGGGCTCATCATGAATGCCCGGATTAAGTATGCCTTTAAGTAGATTAATCAACATTTGACTTGGTTTTTGATCAGTCTCGCCCATAAGTATTTCCATGCGCCCTTGAATTCCACCTTCGCCGCCCGTATTATCACCGCCGAAGAGGTTTGGCTTGTCGATATAAATCGCTTGCGAGCGGGTAAGCTCGCCAGGCTTGCCGACATACGCCGTCTTGTCATCCACACGGAGCTCGACAATCTCATCCACAGGCCCGCGACCAAGTCCTGATTGTATATCCCAGTAATAACGATAACCAACCGTTACCGACCCACCGCCACGTTTACCACCCATTATTTATCTCCTTGACGCGCCGCAATGGCGGCATTAATACATTTACGGGCAAACACGCTGCCCGTGTTTAAAAGCACCTCGGAATCAATCCCGTGTGCTAAAAAATGGGCATAATCCAAGCCCTCGCGCACAAAAAACGCCTCCACACCGGAGGCGCAAAAATCTACCCGGCGCATATCTTGCATTGTGATAGTAATGCTATCCATAACTTAGCCTTTTTTAATCTCGGTTGTGCGGTAATTGCCATATGCCAACACCTGCCAATCCTCAGTCCAGCAATCGCCGAAAAACACGCACTGTGGCGTGCCCTCGTCGATTTGCGGGAAATTCCAATCTTTAGCCCCGACTGCCTCGGGGCTATTGTTTGATTGCTTGCGCGCCGTAGCTTGACTGACCAAATAACTAATAGCCATCACAACCACCATCCGCACGATTGCCCATCCGATTGCTGCCCACATAATTAATCCTCCTTAAAATACCCGTGAACCATCATACGGCGACTTATTCGGCATGTGCGGTGCGCCGCCGAAATTGAGTATATTGTTAAATTTTTTAAGGCACGTCTCGGCGCGGCCGTCGCACCCAGGATACACTTTGATGACTGTGCCGACAGACAGTTTTTGGGTGCCACCCATAAGCGTGAGTTTGTTATTTTGATGAATGGTCACTGCACGCACCTCGCGCACACTGTCGTCCGTCCACTCGATGAAACCTGCATTAAACCAACCTTTAGGGAGGTTTTGCGGTAAATCAACAGTGATAGATACACCGTCCATCGCGCTTATTGTGAGCCCCGCGACAACAAAGTTGCTGGGATTAACTTTGCAATCCACGTCATATAGCGTGTAAGGGCAGTTACGCCCCCACGTCAAACGCAAACCGGCGCTCTCCATTGTCTCCGAAAGTGCGGCGGAAATTAGTTGCGTGATTGCAATGTCCGGGCGCTTTGCCTCCACAATCGTGCCAATCCACACAATACGAATCTCTTTGTCGTTTTCATGCAAGCGCATAATAGTGAGCTTAACAGTTTGACTCGGCGGAAGCCCTCGATACAGGCGCGCCACGGGGTTGTTGCTCGGCATGCGAAGCGTCACATTGCCATCGCCCCCGCCGTCGCGGACATCACTGATAGCGGACGCCAACCACTTCTCACCGTTTATCTCTAAATCCTTGTCCGCATTGCAAAAGCGCCAGATTTTTTCGTTTTCGCCACGCACAAATTGATATAAATCAATTGGGCGACCCTCAGCGACGGAATGTGTTTTGCTTAAATAACTCATCTTTAAATATCCTTTAAACCGCCTTTAAAAGTGCGGTCGTTTTTGTGGATGTTTTTACGGCTCCAACTCATCGCGGAGCCCGTGGAAGCTCACTGTAACTGTTGCCGCACCGTCTGCGTCGGTGTGATGCACCCAGCTTACTGTGTCACTCTCCAAGCGGGACAGCGTTAAATACGAAATCTTGAGAATCTCCGCTTGTTTGATATTGAGCGTGTCGCCGTCAAATGCGAGCCGCTCTGTTGCAGAGTTAATCACACTGGACGACACAATACGGCGATAAAAAATCCGTCCTCCGGAGCACTCAATGCGCACGTCTTGGCGTCCTGTTTGCTTTTGCAGTGCGCCGGTATAGTTGATGTAGGCAATATCTAAGGTCTTGCCGACAATATCGCCCACGGGCGTCACATCCGTGCTTGCGGTTGCCACCCAAATCGCACGTTGACGACCGCGTAAGTAGTAAAACAGATTGCGGAGCTTGCGTTGTTCTTCCCGCCCGGCTGCTATAAAGCGGTGGGCGGTGATTTGCATCGCCTTGTTGGCCGTATCTAAGTAGTACGGCAAGCCCGTCTCGTTATCTAACGTCTTAATCAGACGCGCATATTGCGCGGTGATGTCTTCCGACCACTCGGAGGTCGGCTCTAACACCGGGTGGTTGCGATAGGTCGGCAAATGACTCACATCATCACTCCACGCATTATGCTCGTGCAGTTGTAAGCGGATTTGCGCAGTAGAGACGTTGTCGCTTAAACGGCGCACTTGCGGCATATCCGTAAGCACGGCGGAACGCAACGGATAAATGGCTGTAAAGGACTGATCGTAATTGCCAACAATAGGGCGCTTAACCGTGATTTTACTTGGCTCTAATGCAGTGATCTCAACCATCTCCTTGTTGTTTCCGGTCATCATAATTGCGCGCCCGCCGACGGCAAAATCATAGCCCGCAGTGTTAATAGGTAACTCCACCGCCCCCTGTTGCACAGGCTGTAACAGTCTTGCGCAGTCGGTAAAAATCGGCACTGACCACACGCGCGAGCCGTAGCCATAAAGGGCGGATTCAAATAATTGGCGTTCCACATCACTAAAACTCACTTTAAATTCAAAGGTGCGGCGAGGGCTCAAGCGGCGTGCAATGCGTTGTTCGGCGGCGGTCACGGATTGATGCACGCGGGTGAGCCACTCGAGGTTTTCTGTGACTTCCTCACTCCAATCCGGCATAAACGACCAATCGGTTGAGCGCGAGCCGGTAATGCGTAACGTGACAGGACTTTTGCCTAAAAAGTTAAACGTGACAACGCAATCAATCACTGGCGTGCCTTGCATGCCAACTTTAACCGTCCATTTTTTGAGGGCGAGCGCGTTAAACGTGCCGGATGTAGGGCCGACAAGCTCTATGCCCTCACCGCCAACAACGGAAACAGATAACAACTTGACCGCACTTTTATTGGCATTCCAGACTTGCACGCGGAAAGTCTGGTCAGTTGATATGGAGCCCAAATTGACGGTGTGCGGGATGACAATGATGCGCTTGTAAAGATCTGAGTAATAGTTAGGGATAACATACGCCTGCGCACTCAACGTCTGATTTTTGATATTGCGCGCATGAATCTGCCCGTTGGTTATTGCATTTTTTGCAACAAGTCGGGAATTTGCGCCACGATACGTAACCAATCCGTCAAGATAACCGGTATCTTTAATTTGTATGGTTGCGCTGCTAAAAATTTTATAGCCGTTAATCTTTGCCATACGGATTACTCAATAATGCGGTATGCCACACCGTATTCGCCGGAGTTTTCGTTTCCTTCCGCCGCAATCGATGTGGAGGCGGGTTGATATTGCGTACTTGGCACAAACATCCAATTCTCGCCGTTAATTTGTAATTTCTGCCGCGGCACGATGCCGACAATTTTGCACTCATAGCGATCCGGTACGGTTCCTAGGCGGCGGAATAAGTTATCTTTACATTGTGCAATCACCGCATTAGGCACCGGCATTGCGAGCTGTCCGAATTTGCTTTGACTATGGGTTAATAACATCCGGTCCGGATTATGCTCGTAATCATCAGCACGTCCATTTGTAAGCATATAACAGCCGGTCTCAGATGATGACAAAGCGTACTCATAACGAGAATCTGCACAAAAATACCAAGGCGCCCTGGTATCCCCGCCAATATTATCGGCACGAACAGCCGGTCCATAAGAATTACTCCCAGAAGACATCCCGAAAGTATGATAGCTATTTAAGCGAGGACGGTTATAACTAGTATTATCAACTGTTGTCCCAAAAACGTACTGTCCGCCGGTATATTGTCCCTCTTTGTTGAGCGTGCCTAACCCAAAATGGCGGAATCGCTCCGCTTGATACTGCACACACACATGCAAGTATTGCGCAGTGCCGAAAAAGTCATAACTGACAAATTTACCGTTTTGTAAATGGGACGTGCGGGTTTTTGTTTTGAGATAAGAGTTATTGCATGACGCCCCTGGCTGATTGAAGCAGTCGCGATTTTTATCAACGCCGGTGCTAGCAATTACAAACAACATATTGTCTTTAAACTCAAGTGCCCAATAGCCTTCTGCGTTGCTTAAATAAAGCACATTTGTGCTATTTTTTTGGATAGTCCAATTAAGATTAACAGCAAACTCAGCGAGCTTACTTAGTAAATCTGCAACATTAGTCGCGGTGCCTGTTTGATATGCCATATTACGCTCCAAGCTCTAACACAAAATAATCGGTTGTCGTGGTGCGAAACGCGCCGTTACACACCACGCCCTTGTTGCCATTAGGCAATGTCACCTCATCACCCACCGCGCGTTGCACCCCGGGAATCCAATAAATACCATCATATGTCCCCCAGCGGTTAATCCCCTGACTGCCTCCGTCATGCCCAATAAACTCTACGGGATAAAGCGGATAATGCCCACCGGGTGAAGCGGTCACCGCTTTAAGTACATTCCAAGAGCGGGTTGAGTGCTTTTGTAAAATTGCCATTGGATAAAGCACTTGAACCGCCGAATCACTGCTATATCTGCTGTAACTTGACCCACTAAAATCGCGCCAACTTTGGTCAGGTGTAAATAGCCAGCAGTTGCCGCTAAGTGGATCTACAATAGAGCAGTTGTAAAAATCAGTATTCGAGTAGCGTAATAAAATCGGGGTATGACTACGGTCAATCGGTGTCTTTGTTGGCGCGCTCCCCGCAATGCAAAGCGGATAGGGATATTCTGTCGGCGGGACAGTCGGCAGGATAAAGCCGCAATAGGCACTTGAGCACACATTAGAGATACGCGTCACCACCTTAAAGCAACGGCCATCGGCGACCATGTAATAGTCAATCGGGCGTGCGTCAGCAAACAATACGACACCCGGCGAGATATTGATAATCCCTGCTTGTACGTTATCGCCATTGACTAATTCGCTGTTAAAAAATGTACCGCCAAAAAAGTTGAGGTTGTAAATGTCTTGCGAGATGCTATTGACAGTTTCACACATCACATAAATATCTTGCTCAACTCCGGTTCCGGTAGATTTCCACACTATTTTCCGTTTTTCCACTTCCGTTGCTGTTTTTGCAACGGTTTTGTCAAGTAGCACCGTCCACGCCTGCCCATTGGCAACCAACGTTGGGTCGGTAGTTAAAAATTTATTTAGGATGTCAAGCAAATCGCGTTCGTTTTGTGCTGTGCCGGTTTTGTATGCCATGTGATAACCCCTTAATTTAAAATATCTTTTACGGTTT